CCAGTACCCCGGCCAGTTGACCGTGATGTTGGTTGTCGCCGCGTCCGTGAACGGGACGATCGCCGGGTCGGTGCCGAGGGGCTCCTCCCACGCCGTGTTGAAGTCGGTCGTCTGCCAGGTCACGGTCCCCTGGGTCGCGGTGCCGGGGATGGTGTTGGTGACCGAGCCGAGCACCTGCGCCATGTGGCGGGGCCGGGAGTAACTCTCCAGCGCGAACAAGGTGCCCTCGACCTGGTTCGCAAAGAGCTCCAGGTCCGCCGGGACGTCGTTCGGGTCGGCGGGGAGCGGGTACGTGAACCCGAAGTTCGGGGTGTTCGCGGGCATGTCAGGCGATCCTCGTTGCGGCGAACTGGGCCCCGGAGGCCGTGAGCGCGCCTCCGTGGTTGTGGCGGACGATCAGGGTCAGGATCTCGGCGGCGTTGGCCCGGTGCAGGGTGGTCACGGAGATGGACGTGGCCTTGTCGTTGTCGAGCGGCCGGGACGCGCCCACCGGGTTCGGGGTCGTCGCGCCGCTCGACATCACGATCAGGGCGACGGAGCCGCCGGCGACACCGGTCGGCGCCAAGTTCACGGAGCCGGTCAGGAGGTAGGTCCCGGTGGTGTTGACCACGATGTTGGTGTTGGAAACGCCCGAGTTGTACATGTTGTCGTTGTCGTACGTCTCGATCGGGTCGTATTGCATGACCACGTTCACGTTGGCCGCCACGGCCTGTGTGCCGACCGACCGCGTGACGCGCACCGACGGCGTGTCCAGGCGCTCGGTGATCGGGGTCTCCAGGAAGTTCAGGAGATCGTTGTCGACGGCCGTGGCCAGGGCCTGGAGCTGGCTGGGGAAATTGTTCGCGTCGGTGTACTCGGGGTAGGGGTACCCCCGGTTCGGGGTGTTCAGCGTCATGCGATCCTCCTGGCGATGACCGTGTCCCAGCGCACAACCTGGGACGTCTCTGTGGTCGACCGCAGCGCCACGCGCATGAACCCGGAGACCGGGGCGGTGACGTTGCCGCCCAGCGTCGTGTACGGAGGCGCCTGGACGATGTCCGTCGCCGTCGACACCACGATGTCGGGGCTGCTGGTCGTCGGGTAGAGGTTCGTCTCGTTCGCGAACCAGAGCGCGACGATGGCCGCGTCCGCCGTGAGAGCGTCACCGGGCTGGTAGTCACCGCCGGCGTACGCCGACAGGGCGAACTGCTGGCCAGCCGTGACCTGGATCGGCTGAGAGTACAGGTACGACTGGGTACCGACCACCGGGCCGCCGACGGCCGCCACGCGCGTACCGGACGGCGCCGTAGCGTCGGTCTGCACCACGATCGTCGAGACGCCGGACAGGTTCGCCTGAAACCACAGGCTGGGGAACGACCCCGGGAGCGACAGTTCGAAGCTCGGGTTGGCGTCGGCCAGGAGGTTCGCCCCGACGCCGGCGAGCGCCCCGAGAACGGTCCAGGACCCGGCCTGCTGGAGGCACGCCACCAGATCCCCTGCGGCCAGCACGGTTCCCCGGAGGTACGCCGCGTCGAACGTCGACCCGCCGACGGAGACCAGCACCTGGTTCGTCGTGAAGCTGACCACGGTGCCGGTGCGCACCTGCGCGAACGGGGAGTTCCGGGCCGCGATCTCGGCGGCCGTGTCGTTGGTCGTCACACCCCCACCATCCTGACAAGCCAGATGTGCGGTCGGTAGTCCCACGCCGGGGACCCGGCGGCCGTGTGCCGGATTTCCATGCGGATCCGGTCGCCGGGGGCCAGGACCAGCGGGACGCCGGACAGGGCGGCCAGGCGCGAGTTGAGCGCGATGTAGTTGCCTCCGACCGCCGACCAGGACGACGCCGGGGCGCCGTTCACGGTCAGCCGGACCGCCGGGAGCACGGCGGCCGTGGCCGAGGACACCAGCGCGTGGCACCCGACCAGATACCAGCCTGCTTCGGACACCTCCAGGCAGCCGGCCCCGGGGAAGGAGTTCAGACCGGCTCCGTTGGCCGAGAAGACGGACAGGTCGAAGAACGGGACGGCCAGGCTGTCTGTGGTCGCCACCGGGAGGACGGCGATCGTCGCACGCGCGTTCGGCGGCGTGATCAGCTCCAGGTTCGCTTCGGTGACGACCCGTTGCACCTCGGTGTCGATGTCGAGCGCCAGGGACGCCATCTGCACGATCTGCGAGGAGTCCTTGACCAGCGGCGGGTCACACTCCGGGTACGGGAACCCGTACCGCTCCGTCTCTTTCACTGCGGTTCCACCCCGGCCCTCCCGGTCACGGTCATGAGATCCCTGTGGTCCAGCGGGTAGCTGACCTGGTCGACGATCTGCACGGCGGACAGGCCCCGGTAGCCCATCGTGACCGTGTCCTGGGGCTCCAGGGTGTAGTCGGGCACCATGTCGATGGTCCACTGTTCCCGCAGCGCCGAGGACGCGGCCAACTGGGTCTGTGCCAGGAGCTGGGCCGGGCCGGTGGACAGCGGCGTGGAGACGTTGATGAGCTGGCCCACCTTGCCGTACTTCCCGCCGAAGAACAGCGGGTGGTTCGGGTCGTTCACGCGCGCGGGCACGCGCACGGGGTCGGTGCCGTCGGTGCGCTCCGAGACGACCACGATCGAGTTGAACGCGCCGTTCCTGGACCGGGACGCGGTGGCTTGCGAGACAACGCCCAGGGGCCCGTCGGCGTAGGTCGCCACCACCGGGCCGGGGGCGTACGAGAAGCTGCGGACGACGAAGTTGCCGTCCCCGAGGGTGTACCACCGGCCTCCCGTGGACTGGGCCAAGTCGTCGAGGGCCTCTCCCCGGTCCTTGTCCCAGGTGAGCTTCGGGGTGGGGGTGTCGATGACGTCGTCCGTTCCGAAGGTGGCCTGTGGGAGCGCCTCCAGGATCAGGCCCCTGATCTCGGCCAGCGTCATCGGCTGAGTGGTCGTCCGAGGCTGCTCGAACGGGTAGGCGATGACGTCGGCGGCCAGGTCGTAGCACTCGAAATCGACGGTCCCCTCAGAGTTGCGCCTCGGGGTGTCGATACGGCCCGTGAAGATCGGGAAGGTCTCCGTCGTCCCGTCGCCGTACTCGACGCCGGCCCGGATGTGCACCACGGCGAACTCTGGACACAGCGGGTCGTCCGAGGTGCGCGGGTACCACTCGTCCGGCAGCCGGAACGTCGCGCCCCTGGTCACGCGCTGGACCAGGGACGCGGTGACCTCCCCCGTGATCGGGCGCAGGTCCGAGGCGCGCGTCACGCCGTCGATGTCGGTGACGTCGATGCGGAAGAAACGCTTGTGCGGGCGGGGGAGGACCTGGCGGTACAGGTCCGATGAGCTCAGCATGTCGTCCTCACGGGCAGACCGTCGTTCCTGCGGCGATCTCTCCCCAGGTGTCTCCGGTGGCTGTCAGGGTCGCGTACGTCGGGAAGGCGGCCGACAGGGCGCACCAGTTCGCGCACTCGGTGCCCTGTTGCGGCCCGAGGGGTCCGTCCACGACGACGTAGGGGAAGGACCAGAGCCGGACCGGCTTCCGCTGGTCGATGCGGTCCCCCAGGAAAGCTTCGGTGAGCTCCCCGGGCTGAATGTGGAAGTCGGTCCGCCCGTACGCCGCAGGTGCGCGCAGGAAGAGCGGACCGCCGACGGTGAACAGATCGGTCATGCGGTCGATGGCGGCCAGGGACCGGGTCAGGATGAGCCCCGAGCCCTCATGGTCCTTCCGTCGCGCGTAGACATCCGCCGGCCGCTCGGCGTCCAGGATCGGGAAGAGCCCGGCGTCCGAGGCGCGCACCCGGTCACCGAACCGGGCCCAGACCAGCTCGGGCCCGGTGAACGAGCAGACCAGGGAGATGATGTCCTGGGTCGTCTCGCAGAACCGGAATTCGATGTCGGCCCAGGGTCGGAGCGGGTCGGACAAGACGACGGCCCCGTCCCCGACCAGGGTCAGCGGACCCGGCAGGACGATCGGGCCGCTCGTCCGGGTCGCCCGGTACCAAACGGGTACGTCGAACGGCGCGGTGTTGTCGTAGAAGTACCCCTCGTCGCTGACCAGGCCGACCGTGCCGATCGGGACCCAGGGGCCCGTGGCGGACAGGCCCCGCTCCACGGTCGCCGAGGTCTCGCCGGTCGCCAGACCGAACACCACGTGGACCACCTGAGACGTAGCCACTACAGCCTCACCCCCTGGACCTTGATCCGGTTCTGGCCGGCGTTGAAAGCCTTGACCCTGTCGTTGATGAACTGCTCCACGAGCTGGTTACCGATGTAGACCTGGACCACGCTGGTCCCCCGGCCCGTGACGGTCGGCAGGGACGGGAGGCGCGCTTGTGCTACCTCCAGGCTTCCGCCCCGGGGTCCGAGGATGCCGGCCGGGATGGCGGAGAGCTTCTTTGCCGCCGAGCGGACGCTCGGGAGCTCTGCTTCCATACCCTTGGCGAAGCCCTGGACGGTGAACTTACCCAGCTCCGCCATGACGCGCGACGGAGAGTTGATGTCGAGCGCGCGCTCTACGGTGGACGACACCGCCTCGGCGATGTCCCGGGCGATGCCGAGGACCCGGCCGACGCCGGAGGTGAGTCCGCTAGCCAGGCCTTGCATGACCTGGACGCCGATGGTGAACATCCGGCCGGGAAGGGCTTGGAAGCTGGTCACCACGAACTGGACGACGGACTGGACGGTGCGCGCGATGTCGGCGCCCATTCCGACGAATGCCGCCACCACGGTCTGCCTGACGTTGGCGCTGAACTCGGCCAGGGAGCTCTGGAAATCCAGGACCAGGGAAAGGGCTCGGGCCGTCCACCGCTGGAATGCGTCGATGAGCACGTCCCGGTGCGTAACGGCCGCATTCGACGCGGTGCGGAATGAGGAGACGAAATCCGACTGGTAGAACGCCGAGAACTGCTCGGCTCCCTGGCGCGCGATGTCGAGCGCTCCGCCGACGATGACCAGGGCAACCCCGAGAGCGTCGATGGCGGCGTTGGCCAGGTCGATTGCCAGGGGGAGCTGCTCTTTCAGGATGAGCGCGATGTCCACCAGGATCGGGCCGAGCTCCTGAATGATCGGGATGAGCTCGGGACCGATGGCGGAGACGAAATCCCGGATGACCGGGGCCAGCTCTTCGATCACCGGGCCTAGCTGCTTGAAAGCTTCTTCAATGAGCGGAGTCAGGGTGTCGATGAGCACATCGGCCGTGAGAGCCAGCTCATTCAGGATGGACTGGAATTCCTTCGACGCGGTGAGCCGCTCGAAGGATTCGGACAGGGACTCCAGGATGTCGAAGAGCCCTCGGCCGTTCTCGGTCAGTCCGCTGAAGATGTTCCCGACGCCGGCCCCGAAGTTGCCCAGCGACCGCCCGAGCTGGGCGATCGTGTCGATGGCCTTGTCAATCGATGCCTCCAGCGCGCCCGAGTCGAAGGCGCCCTGGAGGCGGTCCTCTACGCGCTGCGCCAGGCCGTCGACGGCGGTGGCAATCCGGTTCAGCGCCGGGGCCGACGCGGCGGCCAGGAGCCCGAAGGACGTGGCGATGCGCCCCGGGGTCGGCTCCAGGCGCTCCAGCGCCTCGTTGGCGCCGTCCAGGGCCTGTCCGAGGACCCCCGAGGCTCCGAGGCGGTTGGCCGCCCGCACCGCGCCCCGGGCCATGCCGTTCAGGGAGTCGGCGGCCCGGTTCAGGGAGTCGGTGACGGTGGACCCGAGATTGCGGGACAGGGACCGGAGATCGCTGTCGAGATCCTTGAAGACGCGGTTCTGGACACCCTGCTGGATCGAGCGGAGCTCCCGGCGCATGGTGTGGATCTGGTCGACGAACAGGCGCGCCTCGGGCGCCAGACCCTCCAGCGACTTGTGGAACTCCTCCACGGAGATGGACGGGTCGAACGCGTCCTTGATCGCGTCCTCCACGCCGATCATGGCGAGCTGGAGGGTTCCGGTGGCCAGCTTCAGCGTGAGGAGCGCCGAGGTGCCTACGGCGGCGGCTGGTGCCACCTGCTGGAGCCCGGCCGCCACGGCGGCCAGGGTGTTGACCAGACCGCCCGCGCCGAGGGACAGGGCCGCCACTCCGCCGACCAGGGTGCCGACGCCCCGGCCGGCGGTGAGGCTGGAGGTACGGAGCCCGTTCAGGGCCCGGGACAGACGGCTCACCTCGGCCGTGTCCTGCCGGTCGACGTCCACTTCTACGTCGACTTCGACGTCCGGGGCGGTGGCCTGGACGCGGTCCACGACCGCCTCCAGCTCGGTCCGCATGTTCCGGATGCTCTCCGGGCCGTCCAGGGCCGCCCGGATCAGGACCGGGTCGTCGATGGCGATACCCCGGTTGGCATCGTCGACGATCTGGCCGAGCTGGCGATCCAGGGTCCGCAGCGCGTCCCGCTGATCGATCAGGACGCCGACTTCGATGCCGTCCAGGTTGCCTTCGGCGCGCGCCGCCGCACGATCGAGCTGAACGGAGAGATCCCGTACGGCGCGCTGGGTGTCGATGGCAACGGGGACGTCGATGGCGTCGGCGTCGTTCTCGGCGACCCGGATGATCCGGGAGAGATCCCGCTCCAGTTGCGGGAGCGCCCCCGCCGTGGAGACGACAAGATCGACTTCCGCCTCATTCGCCACGGACCCTCCCTCAGCTCATGCCCGGCAGATCCCGGAACCCGGCAACCATCTGGTCGTAGTCTTCCCCATCATCCCACCGGTCCTCGAAGCCGCTCGGAGGGAATGCCAACTGCATTTCGAACCGGATCCGGCCCGTGTCGTCGGCGTCCTTGGTCGCCACGGCGTACATGGCCGCACACCACTCCCCGATGGTCCGCGCGTGCGGGTCGACCCCGGCCAGGACCAGGTGTCCGAGGACGTCGGCAGACGCAGCCGTGTTGGCCAGCCGGACCCCCTCCCACCACCGCGCGCGCCCGGTCGCACGCGCGATGAGCGCATGGGACTGGTGCTCCAGTGCCTGTTCGGCGCCGGGGACCTCCAGGAGCACGCGCAGGAGCGCCTCCCGGGACGGTCCGTCGGCCAGGTGGAAGGCGACGTAGGCCGGTTGCTCGATCGCTTCGATCCAGGCGGCGGCGGGGGCGTACGGGATGACGACCTCGGCACCGGCCACGTTGACGGTGACCGGTGCGCGGGAGATCAGGGACGCGAACTCACTCGCCATCGGCGGGGGTCGGCTCGGAATTCGGGGTACCGCCGTTGATGGCGTCGCGGAGCAAGATCGAGAAGTCCCGTGCCGACATGTCCTCGGCCGCCATCGCGTCGACGATGTTCGTCCACTGCTCGTCACCACCGCGCTTGCGCAGCACGACGCCGGCCGTGTCGATGAGCTTGGTACCGCCGAGCTTCTGGGCCAGGATGATCGCCGAGACCTGGCCTTCCGAGATCGGCTCGAAGAAGTACGTGTTGCCGGCAGAGATGACCTTGACGGTCCGCTTGTCGTCCATGGGATCAGTCTATGTCTGCCTCAGGTCATAGCCACGCTGGGACGACACTTCCCGCAGGGCGCGGTCCAGGAACGGCTTGGCCTTCGTCCCCGGGTGGTTCACGACCCGGGCGTAGACGACCCGGCCGCCGACGACGAACCGCAGCGCCTTGGCGTTCTTCGGGCGAATCTTGTGCGGCCGGGTGCCGTCGTTGACCATCGCCGCATACTCGACGTCCGAGCCGACCGTCCACCGCATCCGCAGCCCGAGCAGACTGCGGCGCTCCAGCCGGATGGAGGCCCGGAGGCGGCCGGTGTCGACGGGGCAGAGCACCTTCGCCCGGTTCACGACCTGGCGCGCGGCCGCGTCTCCCTCACGCTTCCCCTGCGCCTTGAAGGTCCGGTTCAGGTTCGCCCGGTCCAGACGGATCCGTGCCACCGTCGCTCACCTCCAGCTCCAGTTCCATCGGCACCGTCTCGGTGGAGACGATCTCGGCGAGACCCGCGTTCACCCAGCCCTGGACACGGGGATCCAGGTCGGTGACGCTCTCGTCGCCGGCCCGCAGGTTGTTGAATCCGACCAGGATGCGGATCCGCACCACGGTCACGTCCAGCGGGACCGTACCGGTCTTCTTACGTGCTCGCGCAGCCACAGCTAAGATCCACCTCCACTGTCATGATTCCCCCGATACAGTTCCCGTCCACGCCGAGGGGCTCGTACTGGTCGATGATCGGGACGTCGTCGCCGAGATCGTTCAGGTCACCGTACGCGCAGCACAGGGCCGCCTCCATCGCTTCGTAGTCGGAATCGACCTGAAGGGCGGCGGCCGTCCACTGGTCGGCGGTGGGGACCCCGTTCACGGTGGCCGACGGCGCGCACCGCACCACACCCATTTCCAGGGTCGCGGTGCGGGTGTGAGTGAAGCAGGTGCCGATACCGGCGCGGTCGGCGTACCGGTCGTTCGCCCGGACGCCGACCACTCGGACCCACGCCAGGCCGGTGCAGCACTCGTCCGTGTTCTTCCCGAGGAGGGGCGTGACCTCCTGCCCGGCCCGGAGCATGATCTTGTTCTCGGGCGGCGGCGCCGGGCGCGCCAGGAGCGCGGTGCGCAGACACTCCAGGAGGAGCTGGGCGGCCGTCATGGGGGCGCTCATCCGGTGAACCTCCCACGCATCGCGTCCGGGGACCAGACCTTCGACGGCTGCGCCTTCCGGGCCGGGTTCACCGACCGGACCCACAGGTCGACCGACTCGACGCCGGTGAGACCGGCGTTCAGCACCTCCGTCGGATCGATCATGGTGACCTCCACGCCGTTGCGGGAGAGGCTCGCCAAGTTGTCTGGCAGCGCGCACTCGGCACCCTGGCAGGCCTTCGCGAACTCCCCGGCAAGCGCCCCCGTGGCAGCGGCTCCGGCAACCGGAAGGGTCTCGCCCGGGGTGTACGTCACGGAGAACGTGCCTACCTCGGTGTCGTTCAGGTCCATGGTCTGGCACTGCGGCCAGCAGTCCCCGTCGGTCCGGACCAGGTACGGGATACCCCGGACGGAGTCGAGCCGGTAGGCGCTGGGGTCGATGACGGCGCCGTCGACCTTGACCTCGGAGACGGAGGCGACCGGGGACGGCATGGGCACCTCACACCGGGCGCCGCACTGACACGAACCGGGGCAGATGCAGTTCCGCCAGACCCCGGCGTCCAGGTAGGGGAACATCCACGTCCCCACGTTCCCGGTTGCGCTGGTGTTCACCGGCCACGTGCGGTATCCGCCCGCGCCCGAGCAGCGTGGCGAGCACGGGCGCCAAGTGACCGGGCATCCGCCGAAGCGGCGCCCGGTCAGCGCCCACAGGATCTCGGCCGCGCGCTGGGCCGACAGGATGCGCACGTCCTCGGGAAGCGCGTCCCAGCCCGGGACGCACGTCGTATCGATCGTCCAGTTGCAGAGGTTCTCGGTGGGCGGTACCGGCACCGGCTGCGGGGGCGCAATGAACGGGTTGATGACCGGCATCGGTTCCTCCTTACGGTGTCGCGAATTTACCCGCGTGTACGAACACGGCTTGCGTCGGGTCACTCAGGTTGGTAGCGGTCCGGGTGACCACAATGTAGCCAATGAGCGCCCCGATTCCCGTGATGGGGGCCGGTGTGAAGTTCTCCGTACCGATGGCGGCCACGGCGATGTTCAGGCTGGCGTACGTGGCCTGCCCGTACTGCACGGCAATTTGAGTGGTCGCCACGTTCGTGGCGAAAACCCAGACCCGTTGAATGGTCGACGTGTTCGTGCCGCCCCCGACGAGTGTCAGGACGCCCCCGTTGTCGTACCGGCTCGGGTCCAATGTGGTGACCGGCGGCGGAGTGGGAGTCGACGCGGCGCGCAGGATGCGCCGGAACGTGGCCGGTGCCTGCGCCGGGGAGGGTGAGATGTGCGGGTTGGTGGTCAGAACCCCTGTCACAAACCGGTTGCTGGCCCTGGAAAGGACCGTTCCGGCCGACTTGTTGAACGACAGGTTCAGCCCGTTGGCGGTAACCAGGTTCCCCGCCAGGTTCAGCGGGCCGATGGCGTCCATCACGTCCGCCAACTGGTTCACGCCCTGGGGAAGGATCACCGGGAGCGACTGGGCTTCCACCAGTTGCCCAAGTCCGGTGTCGTACAGGGTGACGCCCAGCACAATGTGGGACCTGCGCTGTTCGGGGGTGGGCTGCGCCGCCTGCTGGATCACCGTCCCGGCCGAATCGACCAGCCACCACGTCACCGACCGTGCCAGGGCGCCGGCGTCCAGCAAGATCGTCTGGAAAGGTTCGTCCACCTTGACGATCGTCGTTGACGCCGAGGTTGCCTGGACGTTGGAGACGATGTAGCCGACGAACGGCTGAATATCGAGCGCCTGCGGGTTACCCAAGTTGATGTCCAGTTCGCCACCGGACGCGACACCCGTGCTCAGGTCCGCTTCCTCCTGAGACATGCCGACGTCCACGGCGAAAGCCTCGGAATCGATGTGCACCCAGTACTTGCCCTCTTCGGCCCAGAACGTCAGGACTCCCAGACCGTCGGTGGCCGTGGGGTTGGCCAGGGGCGTACCGGCTCCGTCGCTGAAGATCGGGGCGAACACGTTGGAGTTCTCGGGGAACACCGCCGCAGGGAAGTTGGCTGCCAGGGCTCCGTTGGGGAACCAGTACTTCTTCTGGTACTGAACCAGAGCCATGCCGACGCCTTCCTAGGTGACTGGGTCCGGACGACTCGGCCGGGAGGCTCTGTCCACAGGTTGTGGACGGTGGAGCCGGGGCGGGGCGCACGGTGGGCACACCGCCCCGGCAGTTACCAGACTACGGCGCCGGAGGCAGAACGACAGCCCCGCAACCCGGCGTCGGGAGCGGCGCCGAGGTGATCTCGTGGTGCAGGTGCGTGTTCGGGCCGATCGGCGTGAGGAGCGGCTCCAGCGTCGCCGGGACCGCCGCGTCACGACGGATGTCGTACGGGCCGACGTCCCAAGATCCGCCCTCCTTGGTGCGCGCCGTGAACGTGGTGATGAGCGGCCCGTTCTCCTGGGTCCACTCACCCCACCGCGCCTGGGTCACCCAGGGGTACAGCCAGTAGCCGTACTCCGGGAACCCGCCGACGGCACAGGCCTGACCGGGGATGCCGGTCCAGATCTCCAGGGCGAAGTTCGCCGAGCCGGTCAGCGCCGAGTCAATGCGCCAGCCGACGGTGTCCGGCGTCGGCGCCGCGTCGTTCACGACCAGCGGGTCACCGGTGACCATGTTGACGAAGAACGGGTCCAGGGAGCAGATGGTGACGGTGAGGTCCAGCCACCTGAACGCCGGGTCGGTCTGGTCGTCGATGCACAGGTCTCCGTTGGCGTCGGCCTGCTGGATCTCCTCGGGGTCCAGGTAGTTCGGCGTGTTCTGGACCGTGACGAACGAGGACGTGACCAGGGTCGACGTGGCGCCCTCCACGGGCGCGCCGCACTCGTCCAGACGCGTGATACGCATCATCCGGCCCCGGGCCTGGGCCCGGCAGATCGTGGCCATGGGTCAGCCTTCCTTCTTCGAGCGGCCCCGGGGCTTGGGGCTCAGTGAGGCACGCCACCGTTCGGCGACGTCGGCCGGGACGGAGAACTCGGTACCGCCCCGATGGGTCATGACCTGGGACGGGTCGTCGGCCGCGTCCAGGAGCTGGCGCGCGGTCGCGCGCACGTCCTCGCGCGCGGGGATGATCAGTTCGTATCCGGGTCGCATCACGGCCCCGGAACTGCGGGGGTGACAGCCGCCGCCGGCGCCGCGATCGGGACCTGGACGGCGAGCACGGTGTCACAGAGCCAGCCGTGCATCCATACGGACTCGGCCAGGCCGTGCCACTGGTTCGTCGGGCGCTCCAGGGTCTGGGTCGGGTCCGGGACGGACACGGGGGACTCCCACAGGTACGTCTGCGGCGTGATGAACGCGTAGACGAACCCGGCGTCCGGAGCCGCGTCCTGGGGGCCCGTGACACCGTATCCGGCGCCGAGGGACACCTTGGTGCCGGTAGGGGTCGTCAGGACCCCGGCTCCGCCCTGGCGCTGGAGCATTCCGGCGTCCTGGAGCGCGCCCTCGGCCACAGTGTTGACGTGGATGGTGCCCACGTAGCCGTGCAGGGCGTAGAACGCCGCCTCCAGGGCCGCGATGGCGGCTCCGGCGCCGGGAGCGCCCGGGGTGACCTCGGCGAGCGCCGGGGCGTCCGTCAGGGTCGGCGTCACACTGGCCACGCCGTTCCCGTCCCAGACGGTCGCCTCCAGCGCGTTCTGAATGCTGGATTCGTAGCGCTTGCGGACGCGCCGGGAGACGTCGGCCGCCGTGGTGGCGCCGGTGCCGCACTGGTAGGTCGCGATGAGCCAGTACGGGGACGACTCGACGAAGGGCTGGCCTTCGTCCATCACCTTGGTCGGAGACGGTGTCGGCGCACACGTGGGGTCGTACGGGACGACGGTCATGCCGCAGTCCTCGGCGGCCCACGTGATGCCCGAGGCCGCGCCTCGCGCGTCCATCTCCAGCCGACTGGCCGCCGTCAGGAGCCCGTACCGCCGCACCGGAGGTGTCGGCGTACCGATCTCCTGCGGGTTGCTCAGGATCACTGCCATGTCTCATCCCTCCTCTCGGGTGAGGGTGCCAGCCGCCGGGACGACGTAGCGGCTGGCACCGGTCTGAGGGGTGGGTTACGCGGCGGCGGCCGGGACGGCGCAGGACGTCCAGACCTGGGCGCCGGTCGCACCGGACGGGCAGATGTTGGCCGTGTACTCCCGGACCTCACCGCACGGGAAGATCGGCGCGTACGCCTCTTCCGTGAAGAGGGCCGTGTAGAGGTTCTGGCGCAGCGACGCGGCGTCGTACACGTTGGTCAGCGTGATGATGTCCTCACGCGCCAGGACGATCGCGCCGGCCGGGTAGATCAGGAAGTTGACCGTGGTCGGGAACGCCGTGATGGGCGTGATCGGGTCCGTGATGTCGCCGGGGCCCGTCGCCAGGCCGGACTGGGCGTCCTGCCAGCCACGGATGAACTGGGGGCGCACGCCGCGCGTGGTGAACCAGGACACGATCGTCTGGTTCGCCAGGGCGAACGGGTCGGCGTGCCAGGCGTTGCGGCGCGCGATGTCGGCGCGCAGGACGGCGAGCACCCAGCGGGGGAGCACGACCTCCAGCGTCCGGTTGAACGACATGTTCGAGCGCTCGCGCATGTCGACGGCGGCCAGCTCGATCGCCGACAGGAGCGAGGACGCGGCCGAGGTGTCCGGGCCCGAGCCGGGGGCCGGGGTGGCACCCTGCGGCGGGATGACGACCGGCGCCGGGGCGAAAGCCAGGATCTGCTGGATGATGTCCTTGTTCACCTCGTACGCGTGCTTGGTCAGGAGACCGTCACGCCAGGTGGCGACGACCTCCGGGTACGCGTGCGACTGGAGGAACGAGCCGGTGATGCAAGTGACAGCCACGTCCAGACGGCGGTCGGTGAACACCGGGCACGGGAGCTCGGTGCAGTTCTTCGGGGTGTCGGCGATGACCTGGGCTTCGGTCAGCTTGGTGAAGCTGGTGATCGCCGCGTCGTTGATCGCCGCCCACGTGAAGTCGGGCGTGTAGTTGATGCCGCCTCGGGGCGCCGTGGTCGTGGGCAGGTCGATGAGCCCGTCCAGGTCCCACAGGGAGCACAGGTCGTAACGGTTCTCCGACGGGGCGCACCAGCCGGCGGCGGCGGTGAGCGCGTCGGGCTGATCCTCGTTGGCCTTGACCGAGTCGGCCCAGGTCTTGAGCAGCGATCCGCCGTCGAGACGGCGTTCGTTGCGCGCCCGGTTGATGACGGCCAGCTCGGCGTTCGGGTCGGCGGTGCGCGGCATGACCAGCTCGGGGTCACGGTCGCGCACGATCTGGCCGAGGGAACGGCGGACGCGGCCCTCACCGGAGGCGGTCGACTTGCCGAACTGGGCGAAGAGGCGGCCCGAGGCGTTGGAGATGTCGTCCAGGGTCGCGCCGTCGGCCGTGGTGCGCCCGAGGACGGCGGCCGAGTCGGCGGAGAGGCTGACCCGCAGACCACCGTTCGGGCGGATCGGGGCGACGGCCGGAGGCTGGAGCGGCTGTGCGCCCAGCTCCGCCACGGACGGGACCGTCACGGGCTCCACGGCCGCCGGGGGCGTCACGGGCGCCTCAGGGGCGGTCTCCAGGGGCGCGATGACGGGGGCGGTGAGCTCGGGGAGGGCTCCGAACACGTCGACGTTCGCCTGTTCGGCGGACGCGGCGTTGTGGCGCGCCGAGATCTCACCGTGCAGAGCGGTGGCGCGGCCGGCGATGTCGGCCAGCTCGGCGGACTGCTCCGGGGTGCGTACCGAGAGCTGGGCCAGCTCCGAACCGCGCTCGCGGGCGGTGGCGTACTCGGCGTACAGGTCGGTGTCGTTCAGGGCCGATGCGTCGAACGGCACAGGCGTCTCGATGGTCTCGTCTGCCATGGCTGCACTCCTTAGGCGCGGCAGGGACGGATGGTTCTCACGTCGCCCGACCGGCCCGCAGCCAGCATCGAAGCTGAGTACAGCGTACGTCATTACGCAGGGTGAGGGGGAGGCGCTTCGGGGAGCCCCGAATCGGGCCCGATTCAGCGGTGACTTATGCCAACAAGACGGCAGCAAGACGGATAAGACAGGTCCAAAGTTTACCCTCGTGTGGAGTTATGTATCTGGGGGTAACCAAGCTACCTGTCTTATCCGTCTTACTACTTCGGGGTAACCAACGTTTTCGCAGGTCAGGCACAAGACACGTCCAAGACAGCAGAAAGCCGGGCCCCCGCCTCAGGGACCCGGCCGATATATCGCTACTGCTTCGGAGCGACCTTCAGCGTCGCCCCGGGGTTCTTCGCCGCTTCGATCCGGGCCGCCGCCACACCCCCCTCGGCGGCCGTGAACGTACGGGTCTTTCCGTCGCGGTACGTAACCACGTAGTCCTGCGCGCTCTGTCCCGAGCAGCTTCCGCACGCCATGTCAGTCCTCCGTCACCAGCCGGGCCCACTCCCACAGGGAGAGGCCGTCGTCCACCGCCGGCACCGGGACCGATTCCCGGACCGGAACCTCACCGCGCACCGGGAGAGACCCGGTCGACGCGATCAGGGAGTTCTGCACACCCAGCGCCATCGCCACCTTCGAGCGCGGCACCGGGAACCCCGGGGCGTTCACCGAGCAGACCGCGATCAGCTCCAGGTTCCCGCCGACCCGGCGCCAGTCCCCCGACACGGCCGAGGACATGAACGTCTCCACCTTGGCCGGGTCCGCACCGGGGAGCAGCCAACCGGCCACCCAGATCCCGTGCTTGTCCTCTCCGGCCACCACCTTGGCCACCGCAGCGCCCACGTCGTCGTAGTGCTGGGCCGCCGCCCGGAACGTGAGCTCCGGCGCGGCATGACGCGGTCCCGTGACCAGCGTGCCGACGGCGATCGAGCCGCCCTCGGCCGTCCGCTGCTCCCCGGTGTGGAACGACGCGTACCCCGAGGCGCTCGACGGCGGCGTCACGCACCCCGGCAGGCCCACGTGGCAGGTGTCCCAACCGGCGATGTGCCCGAAGACGCGACCCGAGTCGGAGACCGTGAGCGGCGTGAGCCGGTCCACATCCGGCGCGGCGAACCACTCGGCCGGAGGGCGGATCGGATCGGAGGCCGTGCGCGCGGCTGTGGCGTCGGCCGCGAACTTCGCCAGCTCAGCACCGTACCCGGCCGGGACGTAGATCCCCGCCTTGTATGACTCTGGCGACCCGATCTCGGGCATCTCCTGCGCCGGGCGCGGCTCCAGCGTGAGCGACACCCCCTCGAACGCCGGGATGGGAACCAGCGTCGCGCCGGCGATCCGGGCCCGGGTGATGACGATGTTCTCCTGGTCGTCGAGCTGATACTCGATGTCGTCCAGGTCCACCGACGGGCCCACTACGCCCGCTTCGATCTGCTCCATCGCGTCCGACCACTCGGCCGAGTCGAGCAGCGACCCGGTGGCGGTGACCATGTCGTCCCCGAAGCGGATCGTCTCGATGCGCCCGATCACGCTGCTTCCGCCGTGACCGTCCTCGGTGCGCGACTGCCACATCAGAGGCAGAGGCAGGTCCCGGGACGTGATGCCTCCCGGGGCCAGGATCCTACGGTCTCCGGTCGGGGTCCCGAGCCGGGCCAGTACCGCTGTCCACCTACGCGCCATCAGGCACCTCCATCCTGCGGCCGTTGCCGGTCCGTCCAGTCGATTGTCTCTCCGAGCACGATCGGGAGCAGCGTGCACCGGCAGTTGATGACCTCGGCAGCCGCCCCCCGGGGATCGCCCGGGAAGAGCAGCTCCGAGGACCCGACCCGGAACGGCTCCCTGAGTAGGGTGCGCTGCTTGTCCGCCTCCGCGTGCGTCGGCCGGGTGCGCGTGTCCTCGGTCGCGATCCACTGTTTGAAGGGGGCCGGGTCGCCACGCTGCTCGGCGTCCAGCTCGGCCGCCCGGAACACGCCAGCGTTCACCGCACCCATCGTCTCGGTCCGGGCCACGGTGCGCGCCCGGTTCGGCCAGAACTCCGACGCGGTGGACGTGAGCACCGCCTGAACCGCCTCGGTGACCTTCGGGAGCTCCAGGCCTTCGGTGATGCCCCGCTCCACTTCGGCCACGATCAGGGCGTACACCTCGTCTGGGAGGCGCACCAGGCGGTTGCCCCGCTCGTTCAGGTAGTCCGCGACCCAAGGGTCGGTCCGGGGCGTACCGGCGGCCGTGACGCGGCGCCAGGCGTCCCCGAGCACGTTCCCGATCTCGGGGAGGATCTCGGTGTTCACCGCATCCGTCCACGGCCCCGTGAAGTCGCTGACCCGTGCCGGGTCCACGCCCCCGCCCCGGGTCACGGCAGGGCGCACCCGGTCCAGCCACGTGGTCAGGGATCGGAACCAGCGCCGACCGATGCGCTGCTCACCCTCCGACACGATGGCTTGGGCGCGCAGCCGCTGCGGAAGCCCGTCGTCGGGCGGGACGGTCACCGGAGGTACTTCCGGAGGCGCGCCGGGTCGTGGGGCAGGCCTTCGCGGAAGGTCTCCACCAGGTAGTTCCGGATGTCGTATGCGTAGTGGAAGTCCACGGCGGAGGCGGCCAGGAAGTCCTCCTGGAGCGCGTCCGTGGCGACCGCTTCCGGGTTCAGGGGCTTGATGTGGAGGTGCATCTCCCACTTCGGTACGGACCCGAACCGGCCCCGGTTCTCCCGGGTCAGCAGCCGACTGCCCGCACGCTCCAGGGCTCGGAGCGCCACGACACCGGCCGCCGCCACCAGGCTGTCGGGCACGTCGTCGTCCTGGGTCTGCGGCACGGTGCGCGCCCCGGCCCCCGACTCCTCGGCCGGCTCCAGCTCCGCAGGTGCGGGCGGCGCCTGGACCACGGTCGGCTCCGGCTCGGGGATCTCGAACCCGAGGTCGGCCGCCTCTGCGATGGCCGGGTTCTCGATCAGCGTCGGGGACGCCTTGAGGAGCTGAATCAGGACGCGGCGCGCGTACTCCTCGGAGCTGGGCTGGTCGTCCTCCCCCATGCCGAACGTGGCGAGCGCGACCGCGTCCGAGACAAGCAGGTTCTCCCAGAGCCACTTCACGTTCTCGGTCTGGTCGGGCTCCTGGACGATGCCGGTGACGTCCCACGCGATGATGGTCCGCTCGGCCTCCTCCTCGGGCACGCCCATGCGGATCAGGGCCGGACGCAGCCAGTACTCGGTGAGCGAGTCCCCGAGGCGCTCCAGGAGCGGCTTCCCGTAGACCTTGAAAGTGGTCTCTTCGATCTGCCATGCGGTCCAGTGGTTGGCGTCTGCCTCGGTGCCCTCGGCGGTGACCTTGGGCATGTCGAGCGCGGCGGCCAGGCGGGACAGGTCCGACTCCCGCAGCCCCTGGACGGACGCGTCGAACACGGTCGAGAGGTCGACGTGCAGGATGGACTGGATCACCTCGGCCGGCAGCACGCCGACGATGGGCACCTGGGCGGAGGCCTGCCCCGGGTTGGTGAGGGAGGTCGACATGATGTCGGTGAGGTAAGCCGTCCACGCCCCGGCGCCCTCGGCTCCCTCGTACCCGGTCGGGTAGTCCGCCTCCTCGGGCAGGAACAGGAGCCCGTTGGACGCCACCCGGGAGTCCAGGCGCGCGGCGATGTTCTGGGACGTCTTTTCGATCTCGGCCAGGATCGGCAGGGCGCTGCGGACGGCGGAGTCGGCCTTTCCCTGGTCGTCGGGGTGCGGGGAGAACACCCGAAGCAGGAGGTCGGACCCCTCGTTGAGCTGGATCCGCTCCAGGGTGTAGGGGTCGACGTAGGACCAGGACCCGCCCTGATTGATCAGCTTGGAGGCGGTGAGCGCCAGCCACTGGTCCGGCTTGCCGGGCCGGGAGCGCACCACGATGAAACACTCGCCGCTGATCATCCACGCGACGACGTAGAGGAACAGGAGCTGCGCGCGCGCCTTGGCGCCCCCGAGGAGCTGGCGCATGGCCGCCTGAGCGTTCGGGTTCTCCGAGCGCTGCGCCCCGTTCTCCTCCCCGGTGTCGGGGTCGACGACGGCGGCGTAGGGCTGGGCCTGGCTCAGGGCGAGCGCCATGCGGGTGACGGGGGAGCGGAGTTCGCCGATGGCGTCGTAGAAGTACCAGGCGTCCTTCTGCCACATCTCCACGCCGCCCACGACCCGCTGGCGTTCCATGCGCCGGACGGCGGGGCCGGCAAGCGGCATGGCAGCCGCCACGACGACCTTGGGCGGGGGTCCGGCCCCGTCCTCGCTCCGGCGCCGCATGCGATCGAGCAGACCCATTACTCACTCTCCTTCGACGCCAGGATGCCGGTCAGGTAGCTGAAAGCCAGAGCGGCCGTTACACAGAGATACGTCCGGGTCCCGCCCCACGCCCACCAGGCTGCGGCCCCGGCCGCACCGAGGTACATACTCAGACACCACGGACATACCAGCAGGTACGCCAGCATCGTCCGGTCACGCTGAGTGAGCCACGTGAGGACCTTGGCACGCGGCTTTTCGAGCAGCACGTCCCGGTTCACGAGCCGGGTCAGGCGCGCCACGGCGAGCGCGGTGGCGGCCAGAGACAGGATTTCGTACGTCATCGTGTTCATGATGCCCTCCGGGGCAGCGTGGCGGCGCGCCGGGCGACCATGGACGCGACCGGGGACGCCGGGACGCCGACGCCCTTGGCCCGGAAGTGCGGGTTGCCGAAACTCGACTCGCCCCGGTCGAAGCGTCGCATGTGGTAGGTCACGGCGTGTACGAGCGCGTCGAGCCGGTCGGGGGACTTGAAGGGGTCGTCCTCGGGAATCCACGTGGTGAGCTGGTCCTCCAGCGTCTCGAAGGTCCCCACGTGGCTGATGCGCCCCTGTTCGTACCGCATGCCCACCGGCTGGGCGCGCAGCATCTTTCCCTGGGAGGCGTTGACCCGGACGATCGGCGGGTTCCCCCGCTGGCCCAGCTCGTGCTTCCACACGGACTTGAGCACCGACTCGATCCAGTCCTTGCCGCCGTTGTCCTCCACCACGACCTTGTCCGCACCCCACTGCTCCCGCGCTTCAAACGCCGTCTTGGCCGCCTGGTCGGGGCCCATCTTCGCCGAGTAGTCGGCCAGCACGTAGTCCCGGTTGTCGGCCGCGCCCCGGCCCACGACGATGAGCCCGGTCTCGTCGCCGGTACCCGTACCGGCCGGGTCCAGGCCGACGGTGACGCGCTTGAAGAGCGGGGCCTCGGTGACGCGCTTGGACGTGATCAGGTGCCGGGCCACCAGGGCGCCGGGCATGTCGTCCAGGATCTCGGCGTCCAGCTCCTGCCGGCCGAGCGTCGTCCCCTCGTACTTCGCGACCACGGCGCGCCGGAAGCTGGGCGCCAGGTTGGTCAGGTTGTCGTACGTCGACCCGCGCACGATCACCGACATGGGGTCCCGGACCAGTTCCTTGATCAGGGGGAGCGGCCGGGGCGTGGTGGTGACACAGGCGCGCGGCCGGCTCCCGAGGCGCAGTCCCATCTGCGCCATGTCCCACGCGTACTGGAGTTTCTTCCACGCCGCGCACTCGTCCGCCCACAGGTAGTGATGCTGGGGCCCTCGGAGGCGGTCCGGCTCGTCGGCGGAGTAGAGGAATTGCATGGCGCCGTTGGGATAGACCAGGCGCCGCTTGGAGGGCTGATACTCGGGCCGGAACGTCGGGGGGCAGACGGCGAGCAGCCCGGACTCGCCCTCCACCATGGTGTCGCGCGCGTCGGCGGCGGTGGGGGCGATCAGGGCGCCGCGCTCCAGATCCTTCGCCATGCGCCAGGCCCACTCGGCTCCGCAGCGGGTCTTTCCGAAGCCACGGCCGGCAAGCAGCACCCAGGTGTCCCACTCGGCGTCCAGGTCCGGGGGACGCTGGCTCGGGCGCGCGTGGGCGGCGGCGTACTTCGACCCGTGCGGCTCTCCGTCGCAGTCGGGGTCGGGGCAGATCCACGGGACCCGCCCAGAGGCTTTGTACGCTTCGATCTGGTCCAGGAGTTCTTCGAGCTGGACCAGTTCGGCCGGGCCGAGCCGGCCGAGGTCGGCCCAGCGGTCCACGGTCAGCCCTCTACGATCTCGGCCAGACGACGCTGGAGGTCCTCCAGGCGCGCGGTCTGGTTCGCTTCCATGGGCCGCATCTTGAGCGCGACCTCCTGGGCCTTGGTCGCGGCGATGAACGCTTGCGTCCACCGTACGGACGGGTCGACGCCCCGGGCGATGAACCCGTTGAGCAGCGTCTCCAGGTGATCCAGGAGCTTGTCGGCCAAGGTCATGTGCTTGTTCTTGACCCGGGCGAGTTCCTCGGCGTACGAGTCGACCTCGGAGGTCGCCACGTGGTTGTCCATGTGGCGCACCCGCTCAACCCACAGGTTCTCGGCGCACCACTTGGTCACGAGGGAGCGGGACTTGCCGATCTCCTCGCAGACCAGGTTGGAGTTCCGGAGGCGCTGGTAGGCCCGAAACGCGTCGTAGGCCGGCTGGGACTCCCACTCCTGCCGGATCCAGGGGTGTTCGCCGCTCAGTTCCTTCGCCATGGCTGCACGGTCTCCTTCCGGCATACGGCCAGCTCCTGGCCTTCGATGACCATCGTGACGGACAGATACCCGGTGGGGCACATCACCGACTCGCCCGGGTCGCCCTTCGGGCCTGCCGGGCCCTGCGGACCACTGGGGCCGACGGGGCCGGTCGCCCCGCTCGGACCCGGAGCGCCTGACGGTCCCGGCGATCCCGTCGCGCCCACCGGTCCGGGTGCACCAGCGGGACCCGGACTCCCGCTCGGGCCCGGAACACCCGGAACGCCGTTCGCGCCCGTTGGGCCCGGTACGCCGCTCGGTCCAGGTCGGCCGTCCTCCCCATCGGTCCCGTTCCTTCCGTCGCGCCCGGGGGTGCCCGGGGTGCCGTCCTGTCCGTCCTCACCGGCCGGGCCCGCCACGGGCACGCCGCCGAGGTCCCGCACCTGTTGCGCGAGGGCGGCCCGGTCGCGCGCTGCCACGTCGCGGTCCTCCTGGAGGGCGCGCACGCCGGCGATGGCGTAGGCCACGGCGAGCGCCAGGCCGATGACGGCGGCCCACCAGCGCAGCGTTTTCACGACTTACCCCCCAGGAGGAAGTACAGGACGACCCCCACGATGACGGGCCCGATCAGGACCGTCCAGGCCCCCCGGGTCAGCCGGTCGATGCGCGCCCGGTCCTCCTCCTGGTCCTTGGCGAGTGCCGTGATCTTCAGGTCCATGATCGTCTTGTCGGATTCGCGCTGCTCCTGGGTGACGTACAGGGTCTGCGCGGCCTCCATACGGCCCAGGGACGCCTGAATCTCCCGGAGCCGCTCCCAGACGGTGGGGTCGTCCACATCGGGCCCCTCAGAGCGGCCAGGAGAGCAGTATCAGCCGCGCGTCGTGAAGGGTGACGTTGCCGGTGCCCAGGTTGGCCACCTCGAAGGACAGCACGTCACCGTTCCGCATCGAACCCTGGAGCGCCACGGCCCGGGTCACCGAGCCGCCGTTCAGCCGTCCGTCCACATGCGCGACGGGCCCCGCCTCGGAGACGCCGGAGGTGTCCGTCTCGACGTGGCGGACTGCGAGCGACTCGTCCGCCTTGAGCCCGGAGACGTGCAGGTGCAGCACGGCGGACCAGTCGGCGTTGGAGAGGACCGAGAATCCTCCGGAGCCGTGCTGGTTCGGCTCGTCGGCGTGCTCTACGGACCAGTAGACGCGCTGGGCGGAGCCGGGAAGGAGGATGTCGTCCTCGGCGCGGTACAGGTGGGACAGGTTGGCGGACACGGGGCCTCCGGGGTTGGTCGGCGTGGTGGGGGCGGACCCCTTCGACCACGACGGTTCGTGGTTCAACCGTTCGCCGATCCTACGTCGCAGGTCGGGCATGACCACCGAGTCGGAGTCCTTGACGCCGACCGGCCCGTGCGGGTCGCTCTTCTGGTCCGACCACTCCAGGTGCCCGATGACGGACTTCTCTCCCCAACCCTGGGCGCGACACAGGGCGGCGGACGCGCGCACCATGGCTTCGACCTGTGCGGGCGGCCAGGGGTCCTTCCCGTCGCCGAGGTTCTCGCACTCGAAGCCCCAGAAGCCCCGGTTGCCGTCGGTGGCTCCCGGGTCGCCGTTGCCGTAGAGCGGGGCCGGGGGGCGCTGCCCGTACGTCTCTCCGACCACGGCGGCCAGGACCCGGGGGTCTCCGCCTCCGGCGTGGTTGGCGCGGCCGTAGCCGATCAGGACGACGGTGCCGTCCCGCTTGATCACACCGTGGCAGAGCGGCCCGGGGAGCTCGGCGTAGCCGTCCCGGCAGATGGGTACGGCGTTGACCTTCGGGCCGGTGACGGTGTGGTGGATCATCACGCCGTGGACGGGCCCCCAGGGCCCTCGGTGGTTGCGGTTGCGGGTGCGCCACCCGAGCTCTTCCACAACCCGTACGCCCTCTTCCCGAAGGGCTCTCAGGAGTGCTGCCGGTGTGATCGGTGTCGCCATGTCGTCCCCTTGTCGTCGTCATGGTCAGGATACGACGAGACCCCCGACCCGGGTGCGGGTCGGGGGTCCGGGGTCTTCCGGCTCAGTGGCCGAGCATCTCCCACTCCATGATGCGGACGAAGTCGACCCACTTGAGCTCGGGCTCGGTCGCCATGAGCTCCGTCATGGCCTTGAGCGCCTCGCGCTGACGGCCGCTTCGGCGGGTCGCCTGGATCGAGAGGACCTCGGCTGCGATGTAGCTGATGTCCGCCGGGGTCATCAGGATCTCCTCACCCTTGGCGATCGGGACCCACACCATCTTCTGCGCCGGGCCACCCTCGTTGATGAGCTCCTGGAGCGCCTCGGCGGTGGCGTCCTCGGTGAGGACGATGTCCCGGACGAGCCCGCCGTTCTGGTAGACCGTGGCGTGCCCGGAGGGCAGGACCTCGATGTAGCGACCGGCGATGCTCTTCGACTCCGTGCGGCCCGTGTGCTGGTTCATGGTGTCTCCTCGGTTGGTGTCGCGCTCTCCTTGTTGACATAAGTCAACCACGCCCCTTGGCACATGTCAACCCCGGGACTCTTGGATGTCCGGAGATTTCCGGTAGAAACGGACACAACTCGCTCTTCGATGTCCTGAGATTTCCGGTAGAAACGGACACGACGAAGCCCCTGCCAGTGGGGTTCGGCAGGGGCTTCGGGGCCGGTCTTGCCAGGCGGCCATCCCGGGGAGGGATGCCCTTAGGTTACTCGTCCGTCCCGGGGAGTGGGCCGTCGTCGGCGGTGTCGTGCATGTCGTTCACGGTCTGCGTGATCGTCTCGACGCTCTCGGCGTCCTCGGAACGCCAGTCCTTCCAGCCCATGCCGGTCACTCTCCCTCGTGCGAGTCCTGCGGGGACGTCGTCCCGGCGCTCCCGTTGGACTCGGCGTCGTCGTTGGTCATGTGGTCGCTGTGGTTCTCGTTGCGGTGGTCGTCGTGCTCGCGCGCCATGCGCGCCTCCTCGGTCTTCCTGAACCCCTCCCGGATGCCCTCGGCCACGTACCGGCTGAGGTACCGGAGGAAGTAACTGTTCTTCCTGGCGCGGCTCCAGCCGAGCGGCCAGGGAAGCCGGGAGCGGATCGGGTGCTTGGTCATCAGTACAGATCCCCCACCAGTTCGTCTTGCATCTCTTCGAGCACCCGCTCGATCAGGAGCCGCTCCCCCGTCGTGGTGCCGAGGTGCGCGAGCTTGTCGTACGCGCCCCCGACGTAGGCCGTCATCAGGTCCCGGTTCGGCTCCTCCATCACTTCCGCTCCTTCGGAGTCCCCGGGACCGGCTTGGGCTGGACGGGGTAGTAGCCGCCCCGGCTGGCCCGGTACTCGGTGCGGTGGCCGTCCAGGCGGGGGTCGTCCTCCGCCGGCGTCGGCTGCTTGAGTCCGCTCACGTCTCGTTCTCCTTATCGGTGACCCACTCGACGGTGTGCCGGTGGGGATTGGTCGGGTCCTGGCGAATCACTCTGACCAGGGGTTTCTCTTCGGAGAGGGGCTCCTCTCCCGGTGGGGGAGCGGGGTTAGCTGTATCCGGCAACGGTCTGGAGACCGCCCACCAGAGCCAGATGGCCCCGCCTCCCCACAGGGCGAGCGTCGCCCCCACCGGGGCGATCCGGAACAGAATCCAGATCGCCCCGAGGGACATCGCCAGGACCAGGCAGCCTCCGGCGGCTCGCTTCACAGAATGGCCCCGTAGACCGTGTCTCCGAGCCAGTTCGCGCCCTGCGCAAGCGGGACGGCGGCCAGGCCGGCGACCCCGGCCGAGGTGCCCATCCCGGCCCCGGAGAGCGTGCCGTACCGCACGGCCGAGGAACCGGAGATGGCGGCCCAGACCACGGTGATCAGGAACACCGTGGCGGACCCGGTCGTGGTGAGGGGGAGGTACTGCCCCCGGGAGCTCATCCCGGCGTCGGCGCCGACCCCGAGGAACAGAGCCACGTCCCCGAGCCAGTTCATCGCCCACAGGCCCCAGTCGAAGGCCATGCCGATCAGGCCGGCGACGGACAGGACGCCGAGGGCGCCGTAGGCCCAGCCGAACAGGAACGGGATCAGGTTCGCGGCGTGGTCCAGGGGCTGGGACTTGAGCCGCTTGAGTCCGGGCCACCAGGTGCGGACCAGGTACCACAGGGCGGCGGCCATGCCAGCGGTGACGCCTCCGATCGTCGCCCAGATCATCGGTCCGACCCCCAGCGTCCCGGCTTGGCCAGGCCGCGCGCGATGGCGACGTTGTAGATCTCCCGCCAGTCCCGCAGGTGGTCGGTCCAGTGGGCCAGGAACAGGAGCTGGTGGGTCTCGGCGGACCGGCCCCGCAGGTGCGACGCGTCCTGGACCAGGCGCACCCGGTCGGAGTGCGGGTTCAGTCCCCGCTCCCGGCAGAAGCGGTTGAACTCCCGGATGCTCCCGACCAGGAGCAGCCGGCGTTCCGGGTGCTCCAGGGGCGCTCCCGCACCCGCTCCCGGCTCGGGAGCGGTGCTCTCGGGGGTGCTCTCGTTGTCGCTCACGCCCCCTCCTCCTTGTCTTTCTCGGGGAACCCGGCGTACGCCATGAGGCGCTTGGCCCGGGGCCAGCCGACGTTGCAGAACTCCTTGCACCCCCGGGCCGAGGGCATCCGGTCGTTCTCCTGGCAGTCGGCCAGGTAGGCCAGGAGCGACCCGACGTGGTCGCTGTCCCCGGGACCGAGTGCGCTCGGATCGAGAGCACCCTCCGGGAGCAGATCCTCCGGGGCCGGGAGCGCCTCGGGAGCGGGTGCACTCACCGCACCCGGCTCCGTCTCCTCGAACCAGGCCTCGGGAGCGTAGAGGGGAGCTTCCGGGAGCAGTACCGGGGGCGGCTGCTCCTCCGACCAAGGCCAGGTGCTCCCGAGGTGCTCCCGGCCTTGGTCGATGTAGTGCGTCAGGCCCTCCATCCGGGAGGGGTCGATGCCGACCAGGAGCGGTGCGGGAGCACCCTCGGGAGCGGTGCTCTCCTTGGTGCTCTCGTCCGGGAGCGGTGCGGGAGCGCTCTTCCACAGGGCGTGCACTCTCCACAGGAGCACCGGAGCCACCGCTCCCACAGCGGAGATGATCCCCCAGTGCATCGGGAGCACCTGGGCCGCCACGAGGTGGCTGACTACGTTGGCGGCGACGGACAGGAGCACCGCCGGGAGCACCTCCCGCGCCTGACGGAGCGAGGCGACCACGTAGAGGTCCAGCGCTCCCGGGACCGCTCCCGCCACCAGGAAGTGCATCCCGGTGGCGACTGCGAGGGTGTACTCCGCGTGCGCGGTGGCGACCAAGGTGCACAGGAGCGAACCCCACAGCAGCCACCTGACGCGGCGTACGGCGCCGACGAACCGGCTCGTCCTGCTCATGACGCGCCCCGCAACCCGGCGCACGGGCAGGACCCGGTTCCCTGCACGGCCGCACCGCAGCCGTGCAGGGTGGTGTGGACCCCGGAGGAGTGCCCGCAGGCGACGCAGTCCGGCCCCCACATCTCCTCGGGGGTCATCGGGTTCAGGGTGATGACCGGGGCGCAGACCGTTCCCGGATGGGCCGCCGGCCGCAGTTCGGCCCGCAGTTCGACCCGCAGTTCGGCACGGAGTCGGGCCATGGCGGCGACCAGTTCGCTGCGGGTGACCGTGTCGGCCACCGGCTGCGGCGCCTCCCCGATCCACTCGTTCAGCGCGTCCCGGAGCCGGATGACGTCGCCCCGGCCCAGCCCCACGCCGTGACGGTCGGTGGCGAAGAAGAGAGACGTCCGGTTATTCAGGGCCGTCCGACGCACCTCCATCGCGTCTCCGTCGTCGTCCCTGTGCTCGAAGAGCGTGCTCATCGGATCTCAGCTCCTTCCACCGGCTCCCAGGTGAGCCAGTCCTTGGGTCCCGGCCCCGTCAGGAGCCGGAAGTGGGGGCGCATGCGCCCGGTAGTCGTGTCCTTGGCCCGGTACGCCACCAGCGGCACGGCACCGGCACGGGTGGCCAGGTCCTGGACGCGGTTGCGGTCGGCGGGCCCGATGTTCGGGTTGGTGATCTTGCACTGGATGAACAGGAGGATGTTCGGGTGGAAGGTCCGGTTCGGGATGAACTGCCCGACCGCCACGACGTCCACCGCGCCCCGGCTGCCGGAGCTGCGGAGGCAGTCGTACCCGAAGCCGTGCCAGTCGACGTGCACCGGCGTCTTGCGCGTGGTGGCGCACTCGCAGCCGGTCAGGTAGTGCAGTACGTCCAGCTCGAAGTTGGCGCCCTGACGGGTGGTGTTAACGGCCACGACTGCGCCACCAGTCCTTGATCAGGTCCTCCAGCCAGCCGATGATCCAGCCGACGGCGGCACCCAGGAGCACGATCAGGGCGACCGTCCACCCGTCCCAGTCGATATCGATCACGGTTCGTTCTCCCAGTCGTCGTAGTCCTCGGGCAACGAGCCCCGCCGCCGGTTGTCCCAGAACCAGTCCAGGACGACACCGGCGGCCAGGGCCGTGAGCCCGTACAGCAGCGCCCCGAGGAAGATCCACAGGAGCCACATGGCGGGTCTCCCTACTCGGGGATGGGCATGATCGAGTCGTTGTGCATCTCCACGCGGTTCATCGACTCGCCGCGCCGGGTGTAGTTCCAAGCCTTGATGACCAAGCCGATCTTGATCATGTCGCCCTGGCGCTTTCCGTCGGCCGCGTCCCGCATCAAGCGGTTGCGGACGGTGAGGATCGGGTCACCCTCGGCGAGCCCGGCCCCGGAGGCCAGCTTGGCGAAGAACTCGGCCGCGTCGCTCTCGTCCAGGCGGTTGAACAGGTTGTGCGTGGTCCCGGCCGTGGACTGGGCGATGACCCGGAACGCCTGACGGGTGCGGACGCCGATCTCGGCGGAGCGGTGCACGGAGGGGTTCGCGGCGATCCAGGCGTTCAGCTCGGCCGTGGTGGGTTTGATGTTCCCGCTGAACTTGACGTCGCCGTTGTCCCACGCCCACATGCGCTTCGCGACGGAAGCCACGGAGGCGGAGTTGGCGACACCCTTGATCGACAGAACGTCGTTGAAGGAGCGCTTGCGGCCGGTGTCCATCGTGTCCTGGGCCTTCGGGTCCAGGTCGATGACCAGCAGCATTTCGACGGCCACGTTGGCCTGAACCAGGGCGGCCAGGCGGTGCTGACCGTCCAGGAGAATGCCGTCGGTCCCGATCTTGACGGCCTCTCCGTTCAGGACCCAGGAGCCCGACTCCATGTCGCGGGCGTAGTCGTTGACAAGCCGCTTGTTCAGGTTGCGGTTGCTGGTGTTCTTCGCCAGCCACTCGGCCGCCATCGCCGGCGTGACGATCTCGGTGAAGCTCTGCACGGTGTCTCCTCGGATGTCCGGCCGACTCGCTCGGCCGGGGTGGTGCCCCGGAGACTCACTCTCCGGGGCGATGGCTTAAGTCAAACAGGGGCGTGTGGCTTCTGTCAACCCTAGGACAGGAACCTGTCCAGGTCCCGGGAGGCCGCCGCCACGGACAGGGCGTCGCCGAGCTCCCCCCTACCCAGACCCTTGGGGTCGACGCCGAGGGCACGGGCCGCCCGGAGCTGCGCCTCGGACGGCGTACCCCGGCGCCAGGACGCGTTGCGGCGCGTGGAGAACTCCTGGTGGTCCTCGGCCTTCGCCTCCCCCCACGCGAGCGCCATGGACAGGTCCAGGGCCTGATACTGCGTGACGCCGGCTCCCGTCTCGTCCTGCGCGCAGACGTCCCACTTCCCGGGCTCCTGCGATGACGGCCACAGGAACACGCGCTTCTTCCGCCCGATGTCGATGAACATCACGCCGCCGTGGGTGCGGTGCCAGGCGGTTGGGGACGCGGCGAACACGTCCAGGTCCCGGACTCGCAGCTCGAAAGCGATCGAACCTGCCGGAACCTTCTGATCCCCTTCCTCGGCCTCCCGGACCACCGCGTCGGCCAGGGACTCCCCGTCGCGCATCTTGCGGACGGCGCCGGGCTCCAGGTCGATGAGCGTCCGCAGCCCGTTGGCGGAGGCGCCGACCAGGTCCAGGACCAGGGCATCCTTCTTACCCTCCCAGGGCCGCAGCACGCGCCCGACCATCTGGGTGTAGAGCGCCCGGGAGCGAGTCGGCCGTGCGATGACGGCGACCTCGGCCCAGGGGGCGTCGAATCCCTCGGTCAGCACCATGCAATTGACCAGGGTGCGCAACCGTCCCTGCCGGAACTCCTCGAACAGGTGCCGCCGCTCGTCCCGGGGCGTCTCGCCCGAGATCATGCCGGACGGCACGCCGGCTCCGTTCAGGTCGGCCGCCACCGCCTCCGCCGTGGCTACGGTGGGGGTGAAGACGATCGCCCGGCGGCCCTCCCCGTGCTCCTGGTAGGCCCGTGAGACGGCTCCCAGCGCCCCGGACTCCTCCAGGGCGCGGCCGAGGTCCCCGGCCGCCCAGTCGGCGCCCGTGCGCTTCACGCCGGACATGTCCAGGGTGGAGACGTCGACGGCCTTGGCCCGGACGTCGGTGAGGTACCCCTTGGAGACCATCCACAGGATGGACTTGGTGTACACCACGTCGTCCCAGACGTCTCCGAGGCTCTTCCCGTCATTGCGCTCCAGCGTCGCGGTGACGCCGACCTGGAGAGCCTCGGGGAACGCGTCGTACACCTTGCGGTAGGACGCGGCGGCGGCGTGGTGGCACTCGTCCGTGATGATCAGGCCGACGTTGCCGTGACGCCCCTCGTCGGCGAGCAGCCGTTCCCGGCGCCCGGCCGAAGCCAGGGTCTGGACGGAGCACACCATGACGTCGGCGTCGGTCTGGTCGTGGGTTGCCTTGACCTTCCCCACCGAGACGTCCTCGGGGAGCACCTGGCGGAGCTTGTTCATCGCCTGGTCGGCCAGCTCATCCCGGTGGACCAGGACGATGACGCGACGGCCCTTGTCCGGCACGCCGTGCACGTAGGAGTTCCGAAACTCCTGGGTCAGGTGCGCGAACACCACGGTCTTGCCGGCCCCGGTCGGAAGGACGACCGCCGGACGGCGGACCCCCTCCGACCAGGCGTCGTAGACCGCGTCCAGCGCCTGGCGCTGGTAGTCGCGCAGCTTGAGCGTCGTCACTGGATCTCCTCCATCCCGAGGTGCGTACGGATCAGGTTGGCCAGGGTGAGCCTGTCGATGACGGTGCACTTCCCTGCGTCCAACCCGATCTCCCGCAGGTACCGCCTGGCGGTGTTGTCCTGGTCCTCCCACAGGAGCTGTTCGGCGGTGACGAACCGGTCGCCGTAGTAGTCGCCCCGGTAGTCACCCTCGTACTGGGTGGCCTTCCGCATGCGCCAGGTGCGGGGGGCCCGGTTGAGAATGACGGGGGACTGGATCTCCTCGAACTCCCACCACACCCGGTTGATCTTGGTGATGCGGACCGGTGTCAGGCGGTCCTCGGAACGGTGGATCCGCTCGATGACGACAACTTCGTCACCGACTTCCAGGTGGTCGATACCGGGCTTGCTGGTCATTAGCGCTTGCCCCCGCTCCGCTGCTTCGGGATGACGACCTTCGGCGCGGCCGGGGCCGGCGCCGTCATCTTCGGGCGGGGCCTGGACCGGTCGACGTCGATGTCGACCGACGTTCCCGGGACCTGGACCGGCGCTTCGGCGCGCTCCTCGCACGCCACGACGACGAACGCCGTGAAGATCAGGACGATGGCCAGGGCCAGCATCGATGCTCGAAGTCTGCTCACTTCTCATCCTCTTGGTTCAGCCACGTCTCCAGGTCATCGTTCAGGTAGTGAGCGATGAGCCGGGCCAGCGGCAACGGGTTCTTGCGGAAAGGTCCGGATCCCCAGACCTGGACGCCTCGGTGGGCCAGGTAATCCCGGACCGCGCGCCGACGACGACGCGTGGTCTCGGTTCTGCGGGCCTCCCGGGCACGCTGGTAAAGACGGCTCCAGGTGGTGCAGTACCGGCACCGGCAGCCGTACTTGTTGTAGGCCGTCGGACCGCAGTGGAACACCCCCTCGGGGAGCTCCACCGGGTCCTCGAACACCTCAGGCTCAGGCCTCACTTGAAAATGCTCTGGGCCCGGCCCCGGAGGTATCCGGCCAGACCCTCCATCACGTGGTTGACGTGCTCCTCCGCCTCCCCAACCGGGTTCTCCAGCCGGCTCTGGAGCAGCGCCTCGGCGGCGCTCAGGAAGGCGGTCCGCTGACCGAAGCGGACGAGCAGCTCGGCGGTGGTGGAGACGTTCTGCTCGTCCTTGATCCGGGCCAGGCGAGCAGTAACGGCGGTCCGGCTGACTCCCAGCTCGGAGGCCAGTTCCTTGTGTCCCCGGCCCTTGGCCAGGTTCTCGATCAGGGTCAGGTCGTCGTTGTGCACGGCGGTTCCTTTCGGGTTGACCGGGGCCGCCACAACGGCGGCCCCGGCGGTGCGGGTCATGAGCGGGCCTCTCCGGCCATCCGGCGGAGCTCTGCGGCGATCTGGGAGCCACGGAACCGAGTCATGTCACCTGCGGCCTGCTCGATGGCGTCGGCGGCTTCGCGGAGGATGGCGGCCCGGTCGGCGCGGTCGTTCAGGCGGGCCCGCATCCACTCGGCGTCGGACTCGGCTACGTGGGCTCCTCCGGTACGCGCGACCATGAGGATGGCGGGCTGGCCGTCTCCGTCGCGGTGGTCGGAGACCCAGACGGCCCAGGGCTGGCTGCCAAGGTCGGCGGGGGTGTGGCCGTCGGGGCAGGCGGAGCACGGGTCCGGGCCCTGGCCGGTCTCGGGCTGCTGTCCGCTGGCGGTGCGGGCGGCGTCCCGGACCGTGGCGGCAAGCTGGTCGTAGACGCCGCCCTTGCGCTCGTCGTCGATCCTGGCGGCGCTGATGGCCTTGACGAGGTACCGCGACGCGACGGTAAGGCTAGGGGTGCACCGGTGGCAGAAGTCGTGATGGACGCAGTGTCGGGTGGTGCGACAGGGGGCGGGCTGCTCGGTCATGCGGGGCTCCTGTTGGTGGGGGCCGCCGAGCGGGCGGCCCCGGGAGGATGGGTCAGGCCTTGCGGAGGGTGAAGTTCGCGATCCGGGTACCGGGGTGGGACACGCTCTCCGCCCGGATCCGGCGCTCCACCTCGTCCGCGTCGGAGCTGCCGATCACGTAGCCCTCCAGAACCGCCTGGACGGTGCCCTGATCGGTCCAACGCTCCGCCCGGTAGTGCCACCGGACCGGCTCCGTCTCGGGCTCCAGGAGCGTCATGGCGTCGGCGTGGGCGGCGGTGAGCGCCTCCCCGGCCGCGTCCATCTCCAGCGCCTCGGCGTGGGCCGCGTCCTGGACCTCCGCCCGCAGCTCCCTGATGACGATCGCCTCGGCGTCGGCCAGGGTCTCCACCGGCTGGCCCTGGATCGTGACCGTCTCGGCGGCCGGGGTCTCCCCGGCGTCGAACTCCCGGGCTTCGGCCAGGGTCACGCAGCGGGGGCAGATCTCCAGGCCCCGGGCCTTTCCAAACACCGAGCGGACGCGCTCGGTGACGGTCGCCAGGGTGTACCGCTCCAGGCCCGCACCCCGGTGAACGGTACTCCTGCACATCGCCGGACCGTCCTCGGAGGGGAAGGCATGGAAGGTGACTCCCGTCCGGGTCCGGGCCCAGATCTCGGTCTCGGCCAGGGTCTCCACCGGCTGGTTCTGGATCGTGACCGTCTCGGCGGCCGGGGACGCCTGGCGGGAGGCCACGGCCGCGTCGAACCCGGCCTGGAGGCGCTCCCGCTGCTCGTTGTCGAGCGAGTCGGCGTCACCGGTCGGGACGTAGCCGAGGTCGTGCGCCTCGGTGGCGGGCCGGTCGGCGTCCTCGATCCGGGCCTGGTGGGCGTCGGCCAGCTTCACGCAGTTGGCGCACAGGCCCAGGAGCATGAACTTGCGCTCCTCGTACCGGGTGGACGCGTGCCGGGCGATCGTCTTGCGGCACATGGCGCGAAGGTGCTCGGACGACTCGTTGCCGTCCTTGTCGGCCCAGACCTGGACGAACGCGTGCGCCAGGTTGCCGGTGTTGCTGTAGGCCCAAATCTTGTCGTTGCTCACGGTGTCTCCTCGGTGTCTTGCCGGTCTCTCCTCCGGCGATGGCATAAGTCAAACACGGCCCCGGGGACCCCGTCAACCCCGGGACGTACCCTGGGCCCATGACAAACGAGAAGAACGCGCGCGTGAGCACGCGCGAAGCGGCCGAGCTGGCCGGGGTCACGGACCGCACGATCAAGCGCTGGGCGGCGGCCGGCCGTCTGTCGGTGGAGTACCGCAGGATGGGCGAGCGCGCCGTCTGCGCCACGTACGACGCGGCCGAACTCCGAGCGCACGTGATCATGCGCGGGTGCGGGCACCCGGGGCTTTGCCTTCGGGCGTGGTGCAACCCGGACAGCGAATCGGACTGGTCCCAGGTGCGGGTGGACTGATTCCGCTTAGGCCGCCAAGACGGCAACAAGACGGATAAGACAGGTGCTTGGTATAACCCTCGTGTGGAGTTAGTATCCTGGGGTTAACCCAGACACCTGTCTTATCCGTCTTGCAGGGTCGTGCATTGCCACGTTTCCCCAGGTCAGGCACAAGACGGGAGGAGCCCCGCCAGTTCGCGCCGACGAGGCTCCGGGCGCCATCCGTAAGGCCACCACCACCGGAAGAGTACCGAATGACCGAGCTCACCGACCTGTCCCCCGACCACCAGACCGAACTGCTCGTCGATTCCGCTATCGGCCGCGACGCGATCACGGCGCGCGGCTACCGCACCCTCACCGGAACCCCCGCCGATCGCGAGTTCCTCCAGGATCTCGGCTACTCCCGCCCGGTCTGGGAGCGCGACGACGCCTACCCGATGCTCCTGGTCCCGATGCTCGGCGCCGACGGCGAGCCGAGCGGCTACCAGGTCAAGCCCGCCGTTCCCCGGGTGCGCATGAACGCCAAGGGCGAGCCCAAGCCGATCAAGTACGAGACCCCCAAGGGCGCGCCCTTGGTCGTCGACATGCCGGTGGTGTCCCTGGAGCGGCTCCGGGAGAACCCCGGGACCGCCCTGTGGATCACCGAGGGCATGAAAAAGGTGGACGCGATCGTCACCGCCGGGTGCGCGGCCGTCGGCCTCACGGGCGTGTTCAACTTCCGCAACGCCATGGGCGCGCTCGGCGACTGGGAGGACGTCCCGGTCAAGGGGCGCCCCGTGGTCGTCTGCTTCGACGCCGACGCCGAGGGCAACCGGCACGTCCAGCTCGCCATGACCCGGCTCGGCGCCTGGCTCAAGTCCCGGGGTGCGGCGGTCGTCCACTACCTGGTTGTGCCGCCCGAGGTCGACGGCACCGAGGTCAAGGGTGTGGACGACTACTTCGCCGCCGGGGGCACCCTGGAGGCGCTCTCGGCCGCCGCCCGCACCACGCCGCCCGGAGGCAACGCCGCCGACGCGTCGTTCACCGACGCGTACCTGGTGGAGGCCGTCTGCTCCGGGACGCTGGAGGGCCGGTTCTGCTGGGCCTCCGGGCTCGGGTGGCTGAAGTGGACCGGCCGGGTCTGGACGGAGGTCTCGGAGACCGAGCCCGTGGAGGCCGTCCGTATCTGGGCCCTGTCCCAGTTCGAGGGCGCTCTGGCGAAGCAGCGCGACAACCAGTCCCAGGACATGCGGGGCCAGATCACCGGCTGGCGCGGCGTGCTGGCCAAGAACCGGCTCCGGGCCCTGGTCGACCTGGCGCGCGGCATCCTGGAGCGGTACGCCGAGGACTTCGACGGAGACCCCGATCTGCTCACGGTCATGAACGGCACCCTGCACCTGCCCACCGGGGTGCTGCGGCCGTTTGACCCGAACGACCTGGTCACCCTCATGGCGGGCTGCGAGTACCGGCCCGGGTACACCCATCCGACGTGGACCAAGGCGCTCACGGCCCTGCCGGCGGACGTCGTCCCGTGGCTCCAGGACCGTCTTGGCCAGGCACTCACCGGTTACAAGACGCCCGACCACGTCATGGTCATCGGGTGCGGCGCCGGGTCCAACGGGAAGTCGACGATCACCAACACGATCCGGCGCGCCATCGGTAAGTACGGGGTGCAGGTCTCCGACCGTGTGCTGATGGGTAACGCCGGTGACCACCCGACCGAGCTCATGGATCTGAAAGGTGCCCGGTACGCGGTCCTGGAGGAGACCCCGGAGGCGCGCCACCTGAACGTCCAGCGGCTCAAGATGATCCTCGGCACCGAGGATCTGACGGCGCGCCGGATCCGGCAGGACCCGGTCACCTTCAAGACGACGCACTCCCTGTTCGTGAACACGAACTACCGGCCGTCGGTCACCGAGACGGATCACGGCACGTGGCGGCGGCTCGCGCTCCTCACGTACCCGTTCACGTTCCGTAAGCGCCCCGAGGACGTCGTCACCGAGTTCGACCGGCTCGGCGACCCGGCGATGGAGTACGCCCACGACGACCACGACGTCCGCTCGGCCGCCCTGTCCTGGATGGTCGACGGAGCGCGCGCCTGGTATGCCCGGGACCGGATGATGCTCGACATTCCGAGGCGCGTGGAGGATGACACCCAGTCCTGGCGCTCGGAGACGGACTTGATCCTCGGGTTCACCGCCGACGTCCTCACGCTGGACCCCGGCGCGTTCATCCCGGCGCAGGAGCTCCTGGCCGCGTTCAACGAGTGGTCGGCGGAGCGCGGCCACCGGCCGTGGAACGACAAGACGTTCGCGTCCCGGTTCGGCGCCCACGACACGATCAAGGCGAAGAAGATCCAGGCGGGGAGGAAGTACGTGGACGGGCGGCAGATTCGGGGGTGGCACGGCGTGGAGCTCGGCAAGGGTGGCGGCCCGAACCCGTTCGACCCGGACGACCCGGGCCCGGAGGAGCCTCCGGCGCCCGAGCCGATGCCGTACGAGGGTTCGCCGGCCGAGATCCCCGACGACGCTCTGTACGACCCGCAGGACAGGTTCCCCGAGCACCCTGGGAACGCGGCGCCCTACTCGTTCGGCATGGACCTGGAGACGGCCTCCGCAGCCCAATTGTTCATGGGCGGCCAGGAGGGCCCGTTCGTCCGGCTGGCCGGAACGATCGGCTCGTCCGGGAACCCCTGGATCGCCCGGTCCGACGAACCCCACAAGATGCGGGACACGGTCACGGACCTGTCCTCCCCGCAGACCGGGACGGTCTACGGCCACGGCATCCTGGGGTTCGACCTCCTGGCCCTGGCCTACCACCACGGGGCCGACTACGACGCCCTGGCCGCCAAGGCCGTCGACACGATGGTCCTGTCCCAGCTCCTGGACCCCCCGGGCGCGCGAGACGGTGGCCGGACGTCGCACAAGCTGGACGACGTCGCCAACCGGTTCGGGCACGCCGGCAAGACGGACGAGATCAAGCGGCTGGCAGCCAAGCACGGCGGGTTCGACAAGATCCCGCTCGACGACCCGGAGTACAACGACTACCTGCGCGGCGACCTGGCCGCGACTCAGTTCGTCTGGGAGCAGCTCCGTATGGTGCACCTGCCCGGGGAGTCGAGCCTCGCGCCGAACGACCCCCGGATCAAGTACGCGGAGCGGGAGATGCGCGTGGTCGCGCTCCAGAACCGCATGACGCTGAACGGCTGGGCGATCGATACCGGTCTCCTGGCCGAGCGAGTCGCCGAGGAAGCGGCGAAGATCGCGGAGGCCAAGGAGCGCCTGGTGGAGTACGGAGTCCCCCTGGCCAAGCCGGACCGCTTCAAGCTCAAGCTGAAGAAGGACTGGCCGCAGCAGTGGTCTATGGCCGATGTACGGGCGCTGGACGGAGAGACGCAGGAGCGTGAGGGGTTCGCGGTCCGCATCCCCGGTGAGGTCTACGCCTCCCCCTGGGCCACCGACGTCGGCCGTGAGGCGCTCGTCAAGGCGTTCGCGGCTGCGGGAGCCGACTACGTCCCCCGGACCGCCTCCGGGACGCTCAAGCTCTCCGCCGACGCCCTCGGAGAGGGAATGTGGTGGGACAAGGACCGGGGCGAGTCGTTCCCCGGCATGCTGCACCCGAAGGCGTACGGGCACCTGCCGGCCGTACGGGAACTCTGCGGGATCCTGGCGCTCGCCACGGGCGCCACGGCGAAGTACGACGAGATCCAGCGCTGGACCAACGCCAAGGGGCGCGCCCACGCCAAGGTGGGTGCTCCTCAGGCTTCGGGCCGGTGGGCGACCAGCGAACCGGCGTCCTCGAACCTGCACCCGTCGCACCGGGCGGTGTTCGTCGCAGACCCGGGGCACGTCCTGATCACCTGCGACCTGTCCCAGGTCGACGTCCGTTCCCTGGCCGGACACTCCCAGGACCCGGCCCTGATCGCGATGCTCCAGCCGGGGATGGACTACCACGCGGAGATGGCCGGGATCATGTGCGGCGACCGGACCCGGCGCAAGGAATACAAGCCGGTCAGCCACGGCCTGAACTACAACCAGTCGCCCCGGTCGGTGGCCGAACAGCACGGGCTCGACGTGGCAGCCACGTTCGCGGCGAAGGCCAAGCACGCCGAGCGGCTGCACGTGTTCGAGGAGTGGAAGCTCGGCGTCGTCGAACTGGCGCGCACCGGGGCGCTGCTCGACAACGGGTTCGGCCGGATGATGCGGTGCGACCCCGACCGCGCCTGGACTCAGGCGCCGGCGTTGTACGGCCAGGGCGGCGCCCGGGACATCATGACGGAATCCATGCTGCGGTTCGTCGACCTCGGCGGCCGGGCGGCCCGGGACGCGATGCGGGGTGTCGTCCACGACGAGGCGATCGTCTCGGTGCCCGAGGCGGAGGCGGAGGAGTGGGCGCAGATGCTGCGGGAAGCGTTCACGTGGGAGTGGCGCGGCGTGCCGATCCTGGCCGAGGTCTCGAACCCGGCGTACCGCTGGTCGGACTGCGAGCACTGACCCGGGGTTGACACCCCTCCCCGGTGAGTGATTGACTTATGTCATTGCCACCGGAGAGGGTGGCCCGAGAGGAGCAAGGACCATGGCTGACAACGGAGCCCCGAAGTACCCCGCGATCGTCGTCACGGACGTGGGCGCGCCCGAGGGAAGCGTCTACGTGCACGACCAGGCCACCGGCATGACCGTCACCGCCTCGGCCGACGCGGCCGGGTATATGCAGGCGATCAAGGACCTGAACAAGTTCGCGAAGTAGAAACCCCAGAGGGACCGGCCCCAGTGAGTTGGGCCGGTCCCTCTCCCGTCATCGTAGAGGAGAGACATGGAACCCGTGAAGAGCGCCCGATGCCCGTCCTGTGAGTGGGACGTGCGCGTGAAGAAGAACGGGGAGCTTTACAAGCACCCGTGCAACCCGGTCGACCCCTCGGCCGTGTCCACGATGCGCGCGGTGATGGAGGCCGCTCCGCCGGTCTCCCCGGGCCTGATGACCGCCCCCGAGCCGGACCCGTTCACCACGGCCACGGCCGTGAACGGGTCCGGCTCGGCCGACGGCACGCTGTACGGGAAGGGCCCGTGGTTCGGTGCCCAGTTTCCCGGCGAGTGCGAGCGCTGCCTGAACCGGTTCGAGGAAGGCGACAGGATCCGGGCCGACGGTGAGGGCTCGTACGAGTGCGAGGCCTGGTGCGGCCAGGACGACGACTTCGTGGGTGCTCCGGGGTGTCCGAATTGTGGTCGCTCGGGCGTGCACACGTGCAAGGGTCCGACCGTCGCGGTGACGCTCCCCGCCCCGGCCGACCCGCGCGCGGCGGACGGCGGGACGCTGGAGGTCCCCGACCCGTTCACCACGGCGACCCCGACGGAGCCGCCCGAGGACGAGAAGGTAGTCCGTGGTCTCTACCAGGTCACGGACCCGGAGACCGGCGACTACCGGCGTTACAAGAACGGCAACATCCACGGCTGGACCCGGGCGACCACGTTCAACAAGGCGGCCCAGAACACCAAGGCGCTGCGGGACTGGGGTCTGCGAAACGTCGTCATCGGGATGAGCAAGGAACCGGCGCTCGGCGTCCGGGCCGCCGGTCTCACCCATGAGGACGACCGCCAGGCACTCGACGACATCGCCGAGGAAGCGTCCAAGCTGGCCGGTGCCAAGGTCGCGGCCGACACCGGCACCGCGATTCACAAGCTGCTGGAGCGGCTCGACGGCGGGGAGATCGTTCTCGACGACATCGAGAACAAGACCTACCGCATGATGGCTGAGAAGTACCTCGAATGCCTGGCCGAGAACGGGCTAGTCCCGGTGCTGAGCTTGATCGAAGGCACCACGCTGACCAAGGAGTACGGGGGCGTCTGCGGCCGGTTCGACCGCATCTACTTCCACGAGCCCTCGGGCACGTACGTCATGGGCGACGTGAAGTCGGGTAAGACGATGAAATACGCGAAGAACGAAACCGAGGTCCAGCTCCTGGTCTACGTCCTCGGGTACAACCGGTGGGGGACGTACGACTGGGTGGACAAGGTGTGGTCGCCGCCGGCGATCCGGGTGCGCGACGACTGGGGTGTGGTGATCCACATGCCGGTCCAGGGCGACGACCAGTTCACCGTGACGGCCCGGCGCGCGGACCTGGCAAGCGGACGGGCGCATGCCGAGGTCTGCTATCAGGTCCGCAGCCGGGGCGGCGGGGACATGAAACCGCTCGGGGACGTGCTCATGCCCGTGACGCCCCCGGCGCCCGCTGCGGACCCGGCCCCCCTCACCGACGTGGCCGACTACATCCGCGACCACGGCACGGGACCGAACTGGGAGCTGCTGTTCGCCTCCGTACGGTCCCAGGAGGAGGCGGCCGGGCTCTACGACCGGGCCGTGGGTGCCGGTGTCGTAGACCCGGAGCTGGGCATCCTGGTGAACCTGGCCATGCTGACGCTTCAAACCTTGTCCCAGGGTTGACAGTGTCGGTGAGCCGGCGTAACGTTCTCGGCGTCGGAAGGGCTCAGCACAGCGGCCCGGAAGACACGTAAGGGTGGCAGTACGACCTGGTGGCGAAGCCAGGAGCCCTGGAGGGGGTCAAGCCCCTCCAGGGCACGACGGACGGTGTGACCCCTGTCAAGGGCGCGCCGTCCGAGGGGCTTACCGGCCCCGACCCGAGCAGCTCCGAAGCGGCGGTAACCGTGGACAGGGCTCGGGAGCGCGGTGGAGTAACGGATAGCTCCGGCCCCTTCACGGGGCAGGTACGGGTTCGAATCCCGTCCGCGCACGAGTGCTGGCAGTGACACTCAGATTCCTGCTTGGGTGGCTGAACCGGATGCATACGGGGAGGTCGCAGCCTGGCCAAGACGGTCCTGGAGCCACATCGTTGGAATGGCTCAGAGGGAGACGTCGCGGGGAGCCGCACAAGACCACGGCTGACAAGCCACGGTCGCGGTGAGGTCGGTTCGAATCCGGCTACAGGCACTACCGATGGGACTCAGTACCGGCACGCTCGGGACGGCACGAGCCACAGGCTCAAACCCCTCCGGACACGCCCGGGAACAGGCAGAAGGTAAGCGGCGTACGTCACAACCCTGGAGGGCGTACGGAGGGAACGATCCACCTAGGCTGTCCTGCACGGATCACGGCCCCGGGAGCACTCCGATACTCATCCGAATATCGGTTGCTGCGACCGCTCCCGGGGCCTCCCCGGAAACAGAACCCAGAGACAGGAACCCGAATGAGCACTCCCACGCAGGACCCGTTCTCCACCCGTACCGCCGTTGCCACCACGTTCGCGTCCCTCGCGTCGTTCCGTGGCCGTCTCGTGCTCGTGGAGCCCACCCTGTTCGAAGCGGACGTCCCCGGCCAGGAGCCCGGCAAGTTCGCCGACCGCGTCACCGCGACCATCACCGTCATCGACGGCTCCGAGGTCGACCGCCCCGTGGAGCTCTTCCCGCAGGGGTACCCGTCCGGCCAGTACCTCCCCGGCAACCGGTTCGAGGGCGTCTGGATCTCCCAGGACCGCGTGGTCAAGAACCTCCGTACCGACGCCATGGCCAGGGGCACCCTCCTGCCGATGGTCATCGGCAAGTTCGAAACCTTCAAGCCGGGCGCCCCCGCCAAGAAGGGGAACCCCTGGGGCATGGACTACGTCGTCACCGAGGCGGACAAGCAGATCGCGCGCGACTTCCTGGCGAAGCGCTACGCCGAACAGGCGGCGGCGGCCGTCGGTGGGGCCGCCGCCGCCGTCGCCGCCGCTGTGGTGCAGGAGTCGGCCGCCACCCCGGCGAAGAACCCGTTCACGGGCGCGGCCCCCTTCTAGACCTCCCTGGCGTACGGAGGATCGGACCCGTACGCTGAGGAGTAAGCCCCGGTCATCGAGCTGCTGACCGGGGCACCAAGACTGCGGGCTCCGTCTCCTCGGCCCCCGCTCCCGGTGCCAACTCTCCTTGGCCCGGACGAAAGCCCCGCCCCGTGGTTGAGACCGGGCGGGGCTTTCTCGTGCGCTACTTCCGGCCGAACCGGGCCGAGTCCGGGTCGCCCTGGAAGCGGGCCGCTATGCCGTGCAGGAGGGCCAGGACGGCCAGGGAGCCCGAGACGGTGAGCGCGTGCCCCCAGTCGAACGTCAGGACGTTGAAGAGCTTGTCGGAGGCGGCCAGGCTGGCCAGGGAGCCGACGAACACACCGACGACGGTGTACACCAGGCTGGTCAGGTACTTGCTCATGATTGCGTCATCCTCAGGAGAGTGAGCGACCGCCGGCCGAACGACACGGCGGAGGTGCCCGCGCTGCGGCGCACCATGGCGCGCACGGAGATGCTGTCCCCCTGCGCGAGCAGGAGCCCCGTTCCGACGTCGAGCAGGAACGTACTGTCCTGCGCCGTGTTCGTCACGTCGTGGGACCCGTTCCGGCTGATGGGAGGGGTGGCCGAGCCGTTCAGGAGCAGTTCCAAGGCCAACTCGTCAATGTTCGCCGCCGGCGCCACGGTGCGCGCCTGGATGGACGCGAAGATGAACCAGTACCCCGGCCAGTTGACCGTGATGTTGGTTGTCGCCGCGTCCGTGAACGGGACGATCGCCGGGTCGGTGCCGAGGGGCTCCTCCCACGCCGTGTTGAAGTCGGTCGTCTGCCAGGTCACGGTTCCCTGGGTCGCGGTGCCGGGGATGGTGTTGGTGACCGAGCCGAGCACCTGCGCCATGTGGCGGGGCCGGGAGTAACTCTCCAGCGCGAACATTGACGAGTTGGCCTTGGAACTGCTCCTGAACGGCTCGGCCACCCCTCCCATCAGCCGGAACGGGTCCCACGACGTGACGAACACGGCGCAGGACAGTACG